ATAGTAGGCGCAACTTTACTTTTGTTACCTGGTAATTTTCTTGCTATTGTATTAAACGCTCTAAAAAATTTACTAGCCATTATTTTTTGCCTCCGTTTCTAAATATTTGTGTACCCTTTATACCAAAAATTGACGCAACTACAAGTATCCATAAATTAGTGAACCAGGACGGAAGGGACTGAAAATACTCAAAAAAGAGTTTTACCTTCTCCATGGCCTCTGGATCGTCTGACATCACTGCCCACATTAACACAATAATGGGCGCCGATATGATCACGAGTACAAATTCGTCCTTATAGTCGTTTTGACGAGCCTCAAGAAGTTTGCCTTGGTACTGCTCCTCTCCACGGGCCATTTTTTCTGCGTGCATAAGCTGTGCATCAGACATTGCCATCTTTGTTTTCTGACGATTAGAATAAATCTTAGCGCCAGCCTGCATCGCAATCTTTGCTAAACTAAACCAAGCCATAATTAGATAACGATAGCTGTTTTTCTTTTGTCCGCTCTCATTCTTTTAGTGCCTTTAACAGCAACTTGCTCTGGTTTTGCCAAAACATTGAATGCACCATCAGCAGTAGTCTTAGATCTTGGGTCTACTTCTGTTTTTACTGGTGGAACGGGAACCATTTTTTGTTTTTTATAGTTCATCATCGTTTTTTTACTCCTTTTTTCTTCTTCTCTACACCTTTTATCGTGCCTTTATTTTTAGACGCGTAAAAAACTTGTTCGCCACGCTTTTTGCCGTACTGTTCTTTCATAGAACCCATAATTTTACGACCTTTTTTGTTCAGTGGCATTATTCTTCTACCTCAATAGCAGTTATACCTGGATTTCCAGCCTTTGCAAGTGATACTCCAGCTCTTAATTTTGCTAATTTTTCATTTTGATCCATTTTTTCGTCTGCAATGTCTGCTGCTTGCATTAATTTAGCTCTATCAAGGTCATTTTTAGCTTTGTCAGCATCTTTTTTACGTTCATTTTCCATTGCACGTAAATCAACCTCTCTTGCTTTTAGTTTTAGAAGTGGATCAGAGTCAAATTGTGATGTAATCTTCTTTTCTTCTTCCATAAAGTCAGCTGTCATCTCTGCAATTAACACAGATTTTCTAGATTCGATACGTTGTGTAATAACTTGTAGCTCTTGTGCAGCTCTTGGATCAATTGGAGCTATTTGTTGCAACGATGCAAGTCTAATTAATTCATCTCTAAACTCTAATTGTATCTGTTCCTGAGCCATTAAACTAATATGCTCTAATATATTTTTTTGTATCGCTCCCATAACAGCAGGATTGTTTCTAACAATGTTTGTTGCCATGAAATTTAAGTGTGAAGTTATGTGCGCTCTGTGATCTTGACCAGGAAACGCTTGAAATTGTTTTCCTGTTAGAGCAGAAATGTGTTCCATACTCGGATCCATGGGTTGCACTGGTGCAGGTGGTGGTAAAACTTGATCTATATTTTTAACACCAATCGCTTCGTACATACCTCTGTATGCTTGATATAAATTATGTATTTGTGGATTAGATGTAGCTAATTGTAATTGTGTTTGTGCTAATGTTATTCTTTGTGACATAGAAAAGATATTAGGATCTGCGACTGGTAAAATATCTATTCTATCATCAAAATCCATTTGTTTAATTAATCTTGCACCACCTACCACATCGTATGGGTACTCTGGTGGTAGATAAGTTTGTATAATTTTAGATAACAATTTAAATTCACCTCTCATCGAGTTGTATAATCTTTTGTGTATTGCAGACATAACCTTAGATCCTCTTTCAAGAAGAGCAATCGTTGTTCCTACGGCTGCGTTTTGTGTGCCTTCACCAGTTTGTAATTCTGATATGGCCGCGAATCTCTGACCTGCTTGAACCACAATACCCATTAATTGTAATAGAGTTGTTGATGGTTCTTTGTATGGTAGAGGATAGAAAGCATCTCTCAGACTGCCTCCTGGGGCATCTACGTCTTTAAATTCACCAGGTTGAATTGGTGATGCTTCATCTCTTACCCGCACCCCTCTTTGTTTGAAACCAGCAGGTAGGTTTGACAAAGTTCCTGCATCTAATAATTGGCGGAGAGCGACCGTTGCCGTTCGACTCAATCCGCCAATCATGTGTATTAATCCAAATCCGTAGAACCCTAGTCCAGGCAGAAATTTAAAATGGACAAAATATTGAGTTCTTTGTTTTTTTGGATCATTGGGCGCATAGTTCCTTCTAATAGAAAGAACCATTCCACTACCTTCTTCAACAGTTACGATGTAAGGTAGCTTGATACCAGACGGCTCCCCATCTGGACCAATATCTTCGAAGCCATCTAAATCTAAATCAACATGACACTCAAGAAGAGTGTACATTGTTTGTTGTTTTCCAGATTTTTTAGTGCCTTCTAATTCTTTTTCTTTTTTAGAAACCTCGTCGTTAGTAGTCATTGCAGGTGGACCAAGTTCTACATCTGCATAAAACCCTGAGACTTGTTGTTTTCTTAAATCGTTTTCTGATATTTTTAAAACATGAATAATAGATTCTGCTTCCTCTAAACTATTTGCCGTGTACGGCACAATTAAATCATCCGCTGGTACAAACTTAGACACAGCTCTACCAATCAAATCATCATAGTAAATTTTTTTAAATGTAGATCCTGCAAGTGGTAGATGAAATAACATAGAGTCAAACTCTGGTTCATATTCTTTCATCTCATCCATAATTAAATAGTTCATGTAGTCTTTCACACGCTCTGCTTGTTGCTGCTTTGCAGGTGAGTTGACTCCAAGTATTTGTGTTCTTACTGGACCGTCTGCTGGTAATAGCTCTTTGTATGCTGTGGCTTGGAACTGTGTAACAGCTTCTGCCAACACTGGGTGCGTTGCACCTGAAGCTCCTTGAAACGGTTCCGTTCTATTTTCGTATTTAAATCCTAATAGGTCAAGCCCCTCGGTATAAGATTTTTCCCAATCCTTTCTAGACATTTTATAATCTAGGTAATTAGTTTTCATCTCGTTACCAAGAGGCTCGAGTACATCGTCAGGTAAAAGTATTGCTAAATTGTCAAAATGTTTTTCTGTGCCAGGGATATTAATTGAACCTGGTTCGAAGTCGATAGTCGCACTTCCGTCTTCGTTAGGTATAACCTCTACTGGTGGTTTCTCTTGTTGAACTTCCTCTTTAATTTCAATGTCCTCGGGTCCAGGTATTTTAGCCTGCGTACGAGTTTCACTAGGGAGCCCTTTTTCTATTTCTGCCATTTATTACTCCTCCTCTTCCATACCATTTTTAAACAAATAAGCCAAGCCCTTTGAGGGACCATCTGGTGTGGGTCCTGATTTTGGCGCTGGGCCTGATGGTTTACCTGCCATTTTCATAACACCACCCCCTGCTTTTTCTTGTCTAAAGTTATCTGCAAAGTATTCTGTTTTTATTTGATTATCTACTGCTTGTTTAAAATCGCTCACAGGAAATAAGCTTAAATCTATATTTGGGTTTTGTTTTAATAATTCTTGCTTTAATGCATCTTCACTAACACCTGGAAACTTTTGTTGCATCTCTGCGATCCTTGCTTCTCTTCTTAGTCTGTCAGCATATTCGCCTTGTGCTAAAAAAGGTGCTTTTCTTCTACCACGTTCTGCCATGGCAAAGTCTTCACCTTTTGCAAATTCTTTTGCACGCTCTGCTTCAACATCAACTCTTAACTTTGGACCTAACGCTAAATTTAAAATAGATTCACCGAAAACTTGCTTAAGTGGCATACCAGTTTCAAGGTATTTATCCCCTATCATTAAACCTTCAATGCCAACTTCACCAGCTATAGCCAAAGGACCTGCAATATTTTTAACAAACCTAGCTGCTTTCAAAGCGTTAGTAGCTGCTTTAGAGGGTTTTAAATTTAAAGTTTTTTGCTCAACAATCTCAGCAGTCTTAGATGGATTTTCTTTTATCGCTCTTGCACATGTTTTAGATAAACCTCCTGCTTGTAACGAATTACATATTTGTCCTTGAACAATAGGTGGTAGTTTATTCACTGCGTTCACTAGACTAGAATTAGCAGTGTTTAAAATTTTTGTTACTTGATTTTTACTTGCTTTAGCAAAATCTTTATCTAACATTTTATCCCCCTCTCTTAAACCAGCTAAAGATTTAGCTTTATCAAAGCCTATGTAACTTATCTTACCTCTTTCGTTGGATACAGGAAAACCTAAAAAACCACCGTAAGGAGTCTTTCTTAATTCCGCTCTAAATCTTTTCATTTGTGCATTTATTTGTTCTAATCTTCTTCTATTCTTTGCGGGTCTATTAACTAATATGTTTTGCTCTCTAATTAATTCATTTCTCGCTATTTCTATTTTTCTAACATCACCTTTTCTGTTAACATCTTGATCTAATAACATTAACGTTCTTAAAGTCTCTTTTTCTCTTTTAGGGAAAGGGTGATGAACATCAAGAGGTGTTCCTGTTAATTGATCTGATAGTTTTCTCTTAATTCTTTTAGGATCTCTTTTTATATCTTCCATTCTTTTGTACCTCTCACGCTCTGCTTTTTCTTTTGGTGTTTTTCTTAACTGACCTAATCTAGGTCTTTCTTTTGCTTTCAAAGTTTCAGCTGCTTTTGCTCTAGCCTTTGGTGCTCTACCAGCATCAGAAACGGTAAATTTTTTACCAGCTTCATTTAAGTATTCAGATATTACAGAGGATCTTTGAACAGCGCTTTCTTGTTTGGATAAATTTTTTGTAAGCTCATCTATCTGTCTAGTCGTAGGAGGTTTACCTAATTCTTTTGTTAAATCTGTGTGAGCTTGTAGTATGGCTTTTTTTAAACCACCTCTTGGTTCAAACAATTCTAAATTAGCTTCACCTAAAACTTTTCTAACACGATCTAAAGTAGGTCTACGACCTTTCTCTTCTACTTTTTGAACAGCGTCTCTTAATTCTTCTACACTTGGATTTCTACCTAAATCAGTTTTTGATTGATTATAAGTATCTATGATAACTTGCCCACCGATTTTAAAACCTAATTCTCTTTCAATAAGCTCTTGTGATTCTTTGCCAAGATACTGTTTAATTTTTTCGTAGTTTATTTTTTTTCTTCTCTTAACTTCTTCTGCTGGTTTACGTTTTGGTAGAACAGTTCTATTGGACACCGCACCACCGCCATTGAACCCTGGACGAGTTAGGTAAGCCATCATCTCGTTGTAGTGTTTTACTTTCATTATTCTCCTAATAGACCTGCTAGTCCGCCATCTGCATAATCATCAGACTCAGGTAAGTTAACTTTAGACTTACTAGTTTTTTGTTTTCCCATACCTACAAACTCATCTAAGTTTTCTGTGCCTGTATCTATACCTAATTCAAAATCTTTTGAATATGACTCTCCATCTTGAGAAAATCTATATTTAACTTCACCTGCTTCAAAATCATCTGGTGGTTTAGAAGCTGTTTCATCAGGTACACCTTTTTTAAATTCATAGCCACCTTTCATACCTTGATCAGTTTCAAAATCTAATTGTATTCTATTACCCTCTCCTTCAATGGTTAATTCTATGTCAGGTCTATCAGGGTGTCTGTATGTTGTTACATCACCAGTTTTTTTAATATAATCTTTTTTAACTACTTGTCCTTCTCTAATAATTTTTTCTACAAGTTTAGGAAAGTGTGCTGGCATTTCTGATGTCGGTGTTACAATAGGCGCTACGTTCTTTGCTACCTTTGTAGTCTTTGCAAGTTTACCTACAACAGGAAACGCAGCTAGTGCTGCCATAATTTTTAAGAACGTTCTTCTAGACATGCCCCCATCTTTAAGACCTATTCTGCCACCGTCCGCGTTTAATTTTCTACCTTGTCCTTTTGTTTTTAAATTTTTAAGAATTGTTTCTAGCTCCATGATGCTTTGATCAATTGCCTCTGTGCTTAAACCTTCAAATCTACCGCCTTGAGTAGTTTTTAAAAAATTTTCTTTAAACATTTTATCTGCCATAAGTTCCATTTCATCTTTTGCTTTTCCTGTAACCTCACTAGGAGCACCTGGTTCTAAACCTCTCATCATTTTTCTATCAGCTCTTAGCGCATTTAAAACTTGCTCTAAATAATCTATTCTGGCTTGGTCAGGATTGAATCCTTGTTTTTCTGCAAAAAATTTAATTTGAGGATCTAACTTCATTGTTCTTAAACCTTCAGATCCTGTTTTACCTGTACCTTTATTTAAAAATTGTAATAGTCTTCTAAGTGCCATGCCACCAGCTGCCATCTCTTCTCTTGGCTCGCCTAGCATATGAGCCACACCACCACCTGCTTTGTTCTTTCTGTTAAACTCTCTAAACATATCTTGTACTTCTTTTTTCTTGCTTCTCTTTGGCGCTTTGCCTTTTTGAATTATGTCTTTACCAAATTTCTTTTTTAATTTTTTTATAGCAGTTACAACACCGCCTTTTAATTTTTTATCTCTAGGTTTTTTACCACCTGGTATAACTTTAGGTTCGAAGCCTTTAAAATTATCTAACGTTGTTTTAAATCCAGAACCTTGAAGAGCAGCTTGATCGTCTGGGTTCAAAGGTATATTTCTTCTCATCTTATCAAAAACTCTTTCAATGCCTTCAGCAGCTTTTTTTCTGGTTGCAGCATCTCTAATTTTCTTTTGATTAATCTCTTCTAAAACTCTAACTAAATCATTTTCAGTTTTAATAACTTTATCTGCAGACACAGCATTGTATCCACCATCTTTTAATTGTTTAAAAACACTTTGCATGCCTCTTTCGACTTGATCTGATCTAGGTAGAGATGTAATGCCTGTTCCATCTCCTTTAAGAGTCATTCTCTTACGAACAAGATTGTAAATGATATCTATAACTTTTCGAGCCATTAATAATACGTCCTAGGTTTAGGGTCTTTTTTCTGATCAATATAATCTTCAGGATGAGTTATCAATCCGCCCTGCCTGAAGCGCATGATAGCTTGTGTTGTAGAGTCCACAAGATCGTCGTGATCGCCGTTTGGAAATGCAGCGCATTCCTCAATCACCTCCTCTGCAAATTTCTGTTCTGGCGCCCATATCATTCCAGACTCAAAAAGAGGTGCTACAGCGTTTACTCTAGAATGTTTATCATTTCCTTTGCTCGGTGTAAAGGAAACAACCGGTATGTCCATCTGCCTTAATTCGTACATTAATGGTAGTCCAGATGCTTTGGCCTCTATAATAACGGTCTCGGGTTGCCAGTATTTATATTGTTGCAGGGCCAATCTTCTAAGTTCAGGAAACTCGTACCTACCTTTAATAGCATCTAATAGTATTAGATTAGCTGCACTATCATCGTCTGGATAAAACACACCCCACGTGGTTATAGCAGAATAATCGGCTGTTTCTTTTTTCAAGAAGGCTGTATCGTAAGATTGTATAACGTGTTGTAGAGATGGTATCTCTTCGTGAGGATACTTCATCCACCACTCACGTTTTAAGATTGCACCTTCTTCTGATGTTGGCGCTTGCATCCACTGCGCGTTCCATTTGCCGACAGGTAAAGATGCTTTAACTTTCTCTAATTCTTCCGTGTTCCAATATTCTGGCCACACTGGTCCGTGGTCCATGAGCGCCGGAAATTCGACCACGTGCCACTGATCAGACTTTGGTTCTTTCTGGTTCGCAACTAACTTAGCTGTTAGATCTTTGGTAGACCATCTTGTCATTACAAGAACAATCTTACCGCCTGGTTGCAAACGTTGACGTGGTCCTGATGTATACCACTCGTAAGCAGACTCTAATGCAGTCTTGGATAGTGCATCTTGCTCTGAGTGTGGAT